GCTAACAGCACTTACGCAAGTTAAGGAGACAGCATGGCTAACTCGAATGCTGTAGGAACTCGTTATCCCGATAGTTTTGGTAATTATGTTGTCGGTGTTACTTCTGCTCCCGTAGGTTTGGGAAGCACGGGTAATGCTGTCGCCATTATTCCTACTATTGGTACAAGCTACATTGTTCGCCGTATAACCGTGTCTAGCGCAAATGGAAGTGTTGCTCTTGCAAACGTCACTATTTTCACAAGTAGTGACGGTGTGCTTGCAAATGCAGTTTCAAATGCAACTGTGTTAGCAAACGTAACAGGTACAACCAAGTATCAAGATTTGAACCTGACGGCAAACACCGCCACAACAATCTTTTCTGGTTCTTTGTTCTTGTGCGTTAACACAGCGGCTGCGGCAAACAACACGGTTGAAATATCGGTGTACGGTGACATCGTTACGTTATGACAGAAATTGTTTATGTAACCAACAACTCCGACAAAGACATTTCTTTTGAGTACAACTTTGTCGGGATTGAATTCCCTGTTGGCAAGACGGTAGAAATACCTCTTCAAACAGCCAAACATGTGCTTGGTTACGGAGACAATGAGAAGGAGAAGTATCTCGTCCAACTGGGCTTGATACGACTTCACAGCGAACTTGAAGAAGCAATGGAGAGATTCAAAAGGGTAGAAATATCCGAATCTCATCCTAGAAAGAACAGCTCGTTACCCTCGGCTGTTGGCGTAGTACCCTTGCGGATTGAAAAATCCGTAGGGGGAAAATCCAATCAGAGGGTTGCTTAATATGAAGGTAACATGGCAACTCTCTCTTCCTACATTACGGAAGTACAGCGACTTTTGCATGACGCAAACTCTGTATTCTGGTCTACCTCGGAGTTAACGGATTACATCAACGATGCCCGTGAGCGAGTAGCGAGAGATACTGGGTGCTTGCGTACCCTGCAAATAACTGCCACCCCAATTTCTAGTACAGGCGTACCCGCAACAGCTTGGGCAGCCAGCACTCCTGTCACTGCTGGTCAATTCTTGTTTTCCAATATTTTTATTTATGAAGTAACCACTTCTGGTACAACAGGAAGCGATGCTCCTCCCTATCCTGCATCTGGTTATGCTTTCCCTCCTTCTACTGCTTTTACAAATGGCACTGCTGGTCTAACTTATTCTGGCCCTGCTGAGATTATTCCGTTTGCCACTTTGGCCAGCGGAACAACCTTGGACATCTTGAACGTCAACATTTACTGGGGTAACAGCCGCATACCACTGCGCTATCTGCCTTGGTCAAACTTTAACGCACAACTGCGTTACTGGCAGAACTATGTAGGCAGACCAATTTGTTTTTCTGTCTACGGACAACAACAGATTTACATTGGCCCTGTGCCTGACCAGGCTTACGATGTTGAAATTGACAGCACCATTTTGCCAACTCCATTAAGTCTGAACACGCCTAATGCTGTTGACCCTATCCAAGACCCTTACACCACCCCTGTGGCTTTCTATGCGGCTTACAAAGCCAAATACAAAGAACAGAGCTATGGTGAGGCTGAACTTTACAAACAAGAATACACCAAGCATGTACAGGCAGTGTTGAACTCTGTCTATACAAGGCGCATCCCTGACCCATATAGCACGTTCTAATCATGGCAGCAGCAGAACAAAAAAAGTCCTATGCTGTCATTAAGAACTTCAAAGGTCTTAATACAAAAGCCAATAGAACAGCTATTGATGAGGAAGAGTTCTCGTGGATTGAGAATGCTATGCCTATTGGATTTGGCAATATTAAGATTGTTCAATCCCCTACCGCTGTAGTCACATCTGGCAATGCCGCAGTATCGTTTGGCAATTTAGTTACTACATTAGAAAGTTGTAATCTTGGTTTGTCAGATTACATCTTGGCTTTTGAGGCAAATGGACGGGGTGAATATTTTAAGATTGACTCTGCTACAACAGGTAATGTGGCTATTACAGGCACATTTTCTTCTTCCAATGTTTCTACCGCCCAGTGGAAAAACGAGTTTGTATTTATAGGTGACCCTGACAAGGGCTTGTACACATGGAACGGTACAGACTTGCTTGCTGTTGGTGGCGTAGGTTCTGTAGGCATTACAAACAGGGGTTCTGGATATACATCTGCGCCAGCAGTGACTATTTCAGCCCCAAACCAAACAAATGGTGTTCAGGCTACGGCTACATCCACCATTACAGCCAACGCTGTCTCTTCAATCTCTATCACCAATGGTGGTAGCGGTTATACCTCTGCCCCAACTGTGACCATCACAGGCGGGGGTGGTAGCGGTGCAACTGCTATTGCCCAGGTCTTGACCTTTACCAAAGGTGCGCTTGTTATTTCTGTAACAAATGGTGGGTCTGGTTACAACACACCCCCAGCGGTCACCATCACTGGCGGTGGCGGTGCAAATGCTGCGGGTACTGCAATTGTGTCTGGTAATGCCATCACATCGGTCATTATGACCAACGTGGGCAACAATTACACATCTGTTCCTACTGTCAGCATTGCCGCTCCTCCTACGCCCACAGGCAACACTACAGCAACAGCTATAGGCGTACCCAACCTTGACTCTATTTCTAGCGTAGCAACCTTCTCAGGTCGTGTTTGGGTGTCTACAGGACGCACAGTTACTTACTCGTCTTCTGTCAGCCCTTACGATTTTGTGTCTGTGTCTGCTGGTTCTATCACCCTGTCTGACTCTACTTTGCATGGCAACATCCAATACATGTTGTCTGCCAACAACTTTTTGTACATATACGGTGAAGACAGTATCAACGTATTTTCAGATGTGAGGGTAACCAGCACAGGCTCAACCTTGTTTACCAACACCAACGTGTCTGCCTCTGTTGGTAGCAAACTGAAATACGCTGTGTTTCCCTACTTCCGCTCTGTGTTGTTTATGAACAACTATGGTGTGTATGCCCTTGTAGGTTCAACCACCAGCAAACTATCTGACCAACTGGACGGCATTTTTCCTTACATTGACTTTACTTTGCCTGTCACTGGCGGTCAGGTGTTGCTTAACAACATTTTGTGTGCAGCGTTCAACTTCTACCTTAACAGTAGCTTTCCAATTACAGAAGGCTCACGCTATGTTCAGGCAATTTTCTTTGAGAAAAAGTGGTTCATTACTAGTCAGGGAATACAAAACTACATTACATCTGTACCTGTTGGCGGTTTAATCAGCATGTATGGAGTGTCTGGCGCAAGTTTGTATAGGCTGTATGCCTCATCTACCGCTAATATTTCAAGTGAAATACAAACGGCTCTTTCTCCCATGAAAGACCCTATCCGAACCAAACAGGCATTGAAGTTTGGTATTGAAGCAACATTGTCAAATGCCGCTACCTTTACTGTCACTGTTGACAGTGAATACGGCAGTAGCCCGTCTTACACTTTAACCAACGGTGCTGTTGATTGGGTAAACAACAGTGCAATTGTTATTCCTTGGACAAACAGTTTTAGCGCAATTATTCCTTGGTTGTCCTCTGGTGGATACAACTTGTATAAGTCAGACGCACAACAGTACGGCAAATATTTGGGTTTGACCATGACATCAACAGACCCCGCTTTTGTTGTAAACACATTTGAGTTTGAACATGAATTGAGAGTGAGGTTCTAAATGGCAGTTCCGTATACCTTTGCATCTGCCACAGGGTCAATCCCCCTGTCGCAGCTTGATGCTAACTTTAATACTGGCATTACGATTGGCAACACTTCTGTTTTGTTGGGTGGAACTATTTCTACCATCAACAATCTAAGCCTTTCCAACGTCACTATTACTAGTGTTAACCAAGCTTTTCCTAACGGATACCTTGCTAATAGCAATGTGGTTCTTGGCACAACTACTTTGACACTTGGTAGCACTGTCACGACTGTTGATGGTTTGACTTTGAGCAATGTAACTATTGCAAGCGGCAATGTGACTATTTCAAACGTCACTGTGTCCAACTTTTCTGCAACCACAGCCAATGTCAGCGGTACAGCCAATGTGAGCAATCTTGTTGTCATTGGTAACGCTACTGTTGGTGGCAACGTCACTATCACAGGTAACGTCAGTGCGGCAAAAGGAACATTCACTTCTGCAAACGTGTCTGGTACAGCAAACGTGCAAATTATTGCGGTCACACAGAATGCAACTGTAGCTGGCAATGCAACTATTACAGGCAATGTAAGTGCGGCTAATGGTACGTTCACCAGCGCAAACATAACTGGTGTTGCAAATATTACATCCAATTTGATTGTTGGTGGTAATGCAACTATTTTAGGTAACGTAACCGCTTTGAATGGTTTTGTCACTATTGGCAATACCACGGTTGGACTTGGAAATACAACAGCTTCAGTAGGTAACGTCACTGTTGCAAATACCACTGTTACTAATTACACAGAGACTGTGGTGGCTATTGGAACAGTTACAACAACAAACACATTGTCATTGACAAATGGCACAGTACAAACAGCAACCCTTACCGCATCAACTGCTTGCACATTTACTATGCCTACAGCAACTGCTGGCAAATCATTTATTTTGTTGCTCAAACAAGCAGCAGCTACAGGTAACGGAACTGCAACATTTACAGGTGTGAAATGGGGAAGTGCTGGAGCACCAACAATTACAGCAACGGCTGGAAAGATGGATATTCTTACTTTTGTTGCTGACGGGACAAACTGGTATGGCTCTGCCGCACAAGGATATACACCATAATGTTTGCTGCTAAAAACTTCTTTTTTGCTGGTGGTGGTGGATACACTGTCATTGAATCATTCTTGGCTAGTGGTTCTTGGAAATGTCCTACTGGTGTGACCAGCGTAGATTATTTGGTTGTTGCTGGTGGTGGGGGTGGTGGTGCTGCGGCTGGTGGTGGTGGTGGCGGTGGCGGTGCTGGTGGTTTTCGTACTGGCACAGGATTAAGTGTTACCGCTGGCACTACTTACACCATCACCGTTGGCGCTGGTGGTGCTGCGGGTACAACTGGGCAAGGTGGCGCAACAGGTAGCGGAACGAGTGGTAGTGACTCAATATTTTCCACCATTACATCTACTGGCGGTGGTGGTGGTGGCGCTGGCCTTGGTCAAGTTGGAAAAACAGGTGGCTCTGGTGGTGGCGGTGGTCATAATGGTAACGCTGGTGGTGCTGGAAATACCCCATCAACATCCCCAAGTCAAGGCAACAATGGTGGAACACCTAATGCCGCCCACAATGGCGGAGGGGGTGGCGGTGGCGCATTTGCCGCTGGCGCAACAACCCCATCTACGGCTGTTGGCGGTGCTGGTGGTGCTGGTACAGCATCAAGCATCAGTGGCTCTTCAGTAACCTATGCTGGTGGCGGTGGTGGGGCATCTAATACTACTGGTGGTGCTGGTGGCGCTGGAGGTGGCGGTACTGGTGGCGCTAATAATGGCGTAGCTGGTACAGCCAACCTTGGTGGTGGTGGTGGCGGCGGCTATGGAAGCACAGGTGTTGCGGCGGCTGGCGGCTCAGGCATTGTCATCATTTCTTACATCATGCCTAAAGGTAATGTGATTGAATTCTTATCTACCGCAACATGGGTAGCACCTACTGGAATAACTTCTGTTGATTATCTTGTCGTTGCTGGCGGTGGTGGTGGCGGATGTATTGGCGGAGGCGGTGGTGCTGGCGGTTTTAGAACAGCTACATCTTTTGCTGTTACGGCTGGAACAAGTTATGTAATTACTATTGGTGCTGGTGGTGCTGGTTCATTTGCTCAAAATACTGCTGGCACTAATGGTAGCAATTCGGTATTTAGTTCAATTACATCCACTGGTGGCGGTGGTGGTGCTTCAAATAATGCTAATGGTGGGAATGGTGGTTCAGGCGGCGGCGGTCAATGGACTTATTCTTTTGGGACTGGAACTTCTGGACAGGGTAATAACGGTGGAAGCGGCGCTAATAATCCTCCTTATTATTCATCTGGTGGCGGGGGCGGTGCAGGTGCAGTAGGCGGCTCATCTAGTGGCGCTACTTCTGGCGGCGGCGCTGTTGGTACTGCAAGTTCAATAACTGGCACAAGCGTAACTTATGCTGGCGGTGGTTCTGGCGGTTGGAGAACATATCAAGGTGGTAGTGGTACAACTCCAAGTGCTGGAGGCGGTGGTGCGGGTACTGGAGACAATACCAATGGCAATAATGGAACTGCCAATACTGGAGGTGGTGCTGGTGGCGGTGGCTATGGTGGCGGTGTTTTATCTAATGGCGGTGGCACAGGTGGTTCTGGTATTGTTATTTTGAAATTAAATTGATATGACAAAAATCTACCAACTCTACGGAATTGATACGGCAATGCAATTGCTACGCCCAAATGCAAAATGGGAAATTAGCAACCGAGACATCACAAGATGGGAAGATGACCGCCCTTGTCCGACATGGAAAGAGATTGATGAAACAATGGAAAAGATAAAAGCGTTTGAAGATTCAATTCCAACCATTTGGACAACTGAACAAATTAAAAAACTTTCGGGGAAAAACTAATGGCACACTTTGCAAAGATTGAAAACGGCATCGTCACGCAAGTTATTGTGGTGGGTAATGCTGACACAGCAAATGCTGATGGCGTTGAAAAAGAATATATTGGCGCTGCATTTTGTGAAAAATTGTTTGGTGGTGAGTGGAAACAAACCAGTTACAACGGCAAAATTCGCAAAAATTACGCTGGCATTGGTTACTCATTTGACGAATCACGCAATGCGTTTATTCCTCCGCAACCATTTCCAAGTTGGACTTTAGTAGAGGAAACTTGCCAGTGGACTTCCCCTGTTGCCATGCCTACCGATGGTAAGTTTTACAACTGGGATGAATCAACTCAAACATGGGTTGAGGTGGTAAATGGATAATTTAGAAAAAGAATTTGCCGTGCATGAAGCTATTTGTGCACAAAGGTATGACGCAATTCAAAAGTCATTGGCTGACGGGGACAAGCGCATGACAAAGATTGAATACCTTTTGTACGCAGTCATGGCCTGTGTGCTGTTTGGCCCTGGCGTTGCTGCTGATTTTGTAAAGAAAATGTTGGGGCTGTAAATGAACATGGAAGCACTTTCCTATGTGAAGTTCGGTGACAAAGACGGACTGGGAGAGTTTTTGTTTGAAAACGGTGTTCAGCACCAATTGTTCTACGAAATCTTGGGTGACCAAGGAATTGTGGTGCAGAAGTATCCATTGACAGATGCCAATGTTGCCAACCTTGATGATTGGCTGTTTGTGCATAACCAAGAGCATCAACGGTTTGCAAGCATCTTAGGGTTGGATAATCCTTTTCAGTTGCTTGATAGTGACTGGAATGTGGAGGATGATTTTTACGATTGGATTGGTGTACACCAGACCATTCATCAACAGATAGCCTCGGCTTTGGGAGTGTGATATGGCAGATGTAATGGAAGCAATGAAGAAGCAAAAGGTTGCTGAAGATATGCCTATGCTTGACATCTTGAAACAAGATGTTGAACAGTCTGGTGGTGACTTTAATACTGTCTATCAAGGGTTAAAAAAGGGTATTGAGTCAGGAAAAATGAGAATCATGCGTTCTGGCAATACGTTGTTGATATACAGCATATTGCAACCAGGCGTGGCTGAACTTCATATTTCTACAATGGATGAGCCAAACAAGTTGGTTAACTCTATTCAAGAGTTGTATCAAGCTATGAAGGTTGCTGGTTTTAAAACAGGTGTTTCTACAACTGACAACTCTCAGATTGCCCGTGTTTTGAGTGCGGCAAAGATTCCTGTTAGGGTGCAACAAGTACCTGGCACACAAGGTCAAGCTCAATATCAATTAACCATAGAGGTGAAATAATGGGTGGAGCAGCAAAAGCAGTTGAGAGAGTTGGTACTGCCGTAGGTAAAACAATTGAAAAAATTGTTGAAAATCCTTTGCCTGTTATTGAAACAATTGCGTTGACCTATGTTTTAGGGCCAGCAGGGGCAGGATTAGGTACTGCTGCTTCTGCTTCTGTTTCTGCTGCCGCTGTAACTGCGGCAAACGGCGGGGACGTAAAACAAATTGCAACTGCGGCGGCGGCGGGATATGTTGGTGGTTCAACAGCAGAAGCAACGGGTGCAAGTGTAGGGGCAACATCGTCTGCTGAAACCGCCAAAATTGCCGCTTCTGCTGCTGGCGCATCTGCATCAACAGTAACTGCTGCTCTTGCTTCTGGTCAGCCTTTGGACAAAGCATTAGAAGCAGGTTTGAGTTCTGGCGTACTTGCGGCTGGAACTACAGGCGTGATAGAAGAGACAAAGGCGGCGTTAGCACCACCTGAAACAGGTCAGGGTATCAAAGCTGTACCAGGTCAAGGCACTCAATTGTTTGGTGACCAAACATCTGTAAGCGGTCTTGGCTTTACAGACAAAGTACCTACAGGTGGTGGGCAAGGATTGACAGTTGACCCCAACATAATTTTGCCAGCATCACTGGCGAAATATGGCACAAACACAGGCAAAGTCAGAGGAACAGAAGAGGGTGGACTGCAACCCGCTTACAGGTCTGAATCTGATTCTTACACACCCCCGTCTTTTGACCCGTCAATTGCACCACCGACACCTTACCAAGAACCAAAGACCGTAACGCAAACGCCTGAACCTGTAATTTCTAAAACTACAGAATCTTTTGCCAGACCAGTTATTTCTAGCGGGTTGTCTGAATTGTTTGGTCTTGGCCCTAAAGTGCCAGGCGCACCTTCGGCAGGAGGCTCTGCTCCTATTGAACAAGGTGTTAGCACAGGCACTACCACAGGCTTGACTTCTTTGCGTGGAGAGGGTGAAATTGAGAGTAAAGAAACAGGTAAAGCCCGTAAAGACGTTTGGAATGAGGAGTCTTTACGACTCAAAGATGCTTTAGGAGTATGAGATGGCAACGCTGAAAAAGATGACCCGTGTAGGTGCAGATGTGCGCCAAATAGCCCGACTGTTGCAAGCAAAAGCACCAGAAGGGCACATGCTTGCCTACATTACTCCAGACGAGGCAAAGTTGCTGAAGTCTCAGGGTGGTAGCGGTAAAGAACATGCAGACACGGGCATTCCTTCTTTTGCCCCTGAATATGGTGATAGCTATGGATTCACAGAAGACACAGCATTTGACTATGGCCCAGAACCACCACCATCATACTCAACACCTGTAAGAACTTCTCCTTATATTAGTCCAACGTCTAATCTGGATTTACCTTCAGTAAAAGATACAGGTAATTTTTCTGGTCGTTCATCTTCAGGTTATTATGATTCAGCCAATAATCGACCAAGCGCATATGCACAGCCAGGAGCATTTTCTACTCTTGGCCAAGTAAATCAACAAGAAACAGCACCAACTTATTTCACAGGTGGTTCACCTGCGGCATATACTAAATATCCAGTAGACCTTGGTGGAGTTCCTGTTGATATTAGAGATGTTCCCGCACAACCTTTTGACACAGCTCCAAGCAAAACTATTGGAGAAAGATATGATGATTTAGCCAAATCTTTAGGCATGAAACCAGAAACTCTTTCTCGACTTGGTTTGGCTGGAGGTTTGGCGGCGTTGGGTTCTTACCAAAGCAAAAAAGCTAGGGAGCAAGCAGAAGAAGCCAAAAAAGAACAACAAAAACTTGCCGAGCCTTACCGAGCAAAAGGTGCGGAATTGCAACGTGCAGCACAGTCGGGAGAACTCACTCCTGTTGGTCAACAACAATTGCAAGCTGTTCAAGCACAGGCGGCACAGCAAGCCTCTGGTAGAGGCGGTGCAGTAAGTGCCGCACAGACACAAGCGCAGATAGAGGCTTTTAGGGCACAGTTGCTTCAACAACAATATGACTACGGTCTGAAGTTGTCTGGCATAGGCGACAACATTGCTCTTGGTGCTATCAAAACAGGACTTGAGGCTGACAGGTATGTTCAGCAATTAAGCAATAATTTCTATACCAACATGGCAAATATTGCAGGTGGTATGCCAGCACAAGCACAAGCTCAACAAAGGACTGCATGATGGCTGAACAAACAGACGTACTTGCAAAACCTCTTCCAAAAGCTATTGCTCCTACAGGTACAGGGCGTGTAGGCTTTAAAGAAGCTATTGGCATCAGCGAGCCATTTATGACTCGCAAGGCCGAACTACAGCCTGAAATCACTAAAGCTGAAGGCGACATTGCCAAAGCTCAACAAGAGCAAAAAGAAATTAAAGCTACAGGCGAGTTATCTGCCCAAAAAAGGTTTGGGCAAGAGCAAGAAACCGCTATGCAAAGCTATCAGGAAAAACTAGAAAAAGAACCTCTTCCTGCTTTTATTCCCTCTAAAGATAGCGCACAAGACATTGCAGGACTTTTTAGCGTTATTAGCGTTATCAGTATGTTGGTGGGCGGTGGCGGCAAGATGTCTGGTCAGCTTGCGCTTGGCAACATGAATGGCATGATGGAAGGCTACCGCAAAGGTAGAAAAGACCTGTACGAAAAAGAGCGTATAGAGTTTGACAAGAATTTTAAAAGCATGATGCAAAAACATGCAGAGTTCCGTCAAGAAATGGAAGATGCTGTTAAGTTGGCTATTACAAACAAAGAAGAAGGTTTTAGGGCTGCTGAGTTGGCGGCTACAAAAGCTGGCAGTGATATTGTCAAAGCGCAGTTGCGTAAGGGTGACTTGCTGGGTGCTTTTAATCTTGTCAAAGAATCTCAAGCGGGTGCTGAACATGCTTTGCAAATGGAACAAAAAGCCAGAGAGCAAGATGCAAAAGAAAGACAGCATCGTGAGGATATGGCTCAACGTGAACGTACCCACAAAGCAGACATGGCTCAACGTGAACGTCATCAAAGAGAAAATGCCGCACGTGCAGAACGCATGGCAAAAGAAAAAATGTCTCATGCAGAAAAAATAAAAGAATTAAAGGGTATGCAAAGACCCGCTTCTGCTACAAATGAGCGTTATGCAAACACAGTTTATCGTTCAAGTAATGAAGTTTTGCGTAGTTTGGAGCTTGTTGAAAGACTTGGCATATCAACTGGTGGTGGCGTTCTTGGTTCTGTCGTAGGTAAAGGAACTATTCCTTCTGAGGTTCAAAGATACCTTGGTCAAGCCATGACAGATGAACAACAACGCAACTACAACACGGCAATGTCGGGTATTGCGCTTGAGTTGGCTTATGTTCTTAATGGTGGTTACAAACCTACCGAAGGCCAAATTAACAAGTTAGAAACTTTATTGGCTGTTGGCCCAAATGACACTTTTGGTAATGCCGCTTATAAGTTTGCTGATGTGTCTGCAAAGTTAAAGGCTGCTGTTGAAGTTTCTCCAACTTATACAGATGACCAGAAAAACACAAAACAAATGCTAATGGACAAAATGAACAGGTACGCAACACCTGAACAAGTCCAAGACCGCATTTATGGCCCTGGCAAAGCTGAAGAACCCGCTGTTAGAGCAGGTAAAGTTTACGAGCCTAAAACAGATACAGACTTCAATGCCATCCCTGGCGGTGAGTTATACAAAGACCCTGATGACGGAAAAATCTACAGGAAGAAAAGATAATGGCTGCTCCACGATTTCAGGGTGAACTTGTAGAAGATGCTCCTAAACCTAGGTTTAGTGGAGAAGAAGTGCAACAAGCAAAAGTGGAGACACCTCCTCCACCTGCCAAAAAATCACCTATGGAGCGGGTAACTCAGTTTGGCGAGTCTGTACTTGGGGGAACTATTGTCGGTGCTGCAACTCCAGAATTGGTTGAGTATGCTGGTAAAGGGATAGCTAAATTACCAAGCCCCTATGCAAAAGCTGGTGGTTATGCCATAGAAGCAGCGGGTAGACTGATGAAAACTCAGCGTGGTGTTGCCGCTGGAACAGGCGCTCTTGGTGGCGCAACTGCTGATGTTGCTGGTCAAAGTATGGAAGTTGCTGGTGGGTTACCTCCCGCAGTCTTTTTAGCTGAATTGGCGGGTGGATTTGTTGGCCCACAGTTTGCCAAAACTGTCACAGAAGCTATTCGATATGGCTCACGCAAATTGATTGGTATTGAACCCATAACAGCTATTAAGAATGTTGCAGAAGACCTTGGCATAAATGAAGCCATTTTGTCTCCATCACAACGTCAATTTATTAAAGACCAAATTCAAAAGCTACGTGGTGGGCAGCCAAGTTCTACCGCTCAAG